AAGCAGTGGTATCAACGCAGAGTACTACCTAGTTTTGATAATTACGCATGAGAGAGTTTAGAGAGGAAAATAATGAACGCAAAGAATTTGACTACCGAATATGTAAAATATAAATTGGGTGAATTTGGTGCTGAATTAATTGGGGGATATATTGATGCAAAGACAAAAATAAAGGTGAAATGTTCTTGCGGACACTTAAGAACCGTTAAGTTTCATCCCTTTATAGCACCGACAGATTCTCACCTATGTAAGAAATGCTCTCCAAATATTGGAGGAAAAAAGATTGGGAAAGACGGGATAGAAAAGAGATTTAATGAAAAAGGTTATTTTCTAATTGATGATTTAAAAAACATAAAAGCCAAGCAAAGATTGAACATTATAGATCAGGATGGATATAAATATTTTTCTAATATTTCGCATGTAGAGAATTCTCGCGTTAGAAAAATTTGTAATACAAATCCTCATTCTACAGAAAATATTCTTCTTTGGATTAGTAAAAATAATAAGCCATACAGTTATGTAAAAGGAGAATATATTTCCAATTTAGATTTGTCAATAACGCTGAAGTGCAACGTTTGTCGATGTGAATGGGACACTTGTTGGAATTATATGCTTTGTGGATTTGGATGTTCGTATTGTGGAAAAAAGAAAGTTACAAAAGAAAACTCTTTTGGGTCTTTATTTCCTGAACTTTTAAAAGATTGGGATTATGAAAAAAACCTAAAGAGTCCATATAAGTATTCGCCCTATTCTAACAAATCTGTTTTTTGGAAATGTTCTGTTTGTAACAAAGAGTGGCCCGCAGAAATACAAAGTAGAACGAATGAAAATCATACGGGATGTCCTCGTTGTTCTGAATCGGCTGGGGAAAAAGAAATAGGATTTTTTCTAAATAAAAAAAATATAAAATTTATTGATGAATATTTTGGGTTTAAAGATTGTAGAAATAAGAGAATTCTTCCTTTTGATTTCTTTTTACCTGATTATAATGCGACAATAGCATAAAATCCCACTTTCATTCATATTCGTAGTTTGATTAGCCTCTTGAAAAAGAGGTTTTTCGTTATTAATTCATTGATTTGAATATTATTCCGGCAGAATAATATTATGTCGTTATCGGTTTCATAGAAACCAAAATTATCAGCCAATAAAAGGAGATTTAAAAAATGACAATTTCAGCTTCAACTAGAATGACCGCCGCACAGATCAAGTTATTGGACAATATGAATGTTGCTTCACAAAAGGCGGGAGGTTTGGGGTCACGTTTGGACTATCTGCAATATAATGGTGTTGCGAGTGTCCCCGCCGCTGTTGGTACGATGACTGCTCACGTATTTCAGCAATATACATATACAACTCGCCCCTATTCTTGGTACGGCCACAACCGTTAGTGCCGCTATTCCTTTAACTGCTAGTGCTCAGACCGCCTATGCCATTACAAAGACTTTGGATGTTCCAAGAGTTGTGAATGTAACCGGCAATGCGAGTGGTATTACTGGCAACGTTGTTATTCACGGTACTGATTTTGCTGGTACAGTTATTACTAACACTATCGCCCTTAGCGGTACTTCTACTGTAGCTGGCACAAAAGCCTTCGCGAGCGTTACATCGGTTGATTTTCCTGCACAGACCCACTCTGGGACAGATACCGTCTCTGTTGGTGTATCTACGACTATTGTTGGTTTACCTTCTGTTTTGATTGCTGCTGGAAATTTACTTTCGCGCGACTTTCAACGGCAGCACAGACGCAGGTAGCGCGTAGCTGTTAGTACCACTCTATCTCAAAATCTATGGACTACCGCTGGTACATTTACCGGTTTGGCTACAACTGGTGCACTTGTTCTAACCTTTACTGCGTAAGTAACAATTTCTCAATTAGGAACCCCAATTTGTTGGCATCATACCCTATTTATTCGGGGTTCCTATATAAAATTCTCCGGAAGGAGGTATAAAAAGTTGACAAAATATTTAAGTGATGATTTAGCGAGCGCATTGATTACGCAGTTTTCGGCAGAATGTTATAACGGATTGCTGTATCTCTTTATCGGAGGGGTATTTAGAAATAAAGGACTCAATAATCTTGCTAAATTTTTTGAATCCCAAAGAGAAGAAGAGTTGGGACATTCGATGTTGATCTATAATTTCTTGACTGATATGAATCAGGATTTTGAAGTATTAGAAATAGATGCAATCAAGTTCCCAATCAATACGATTACCGATGTGTCCGACAAGTTTACCGAAAGAGAAATCGCTACTACGGAATCACTGGAGGAAATCCTTGCTATCGCAGAAAAAGACGGTAATGGAATCGCAACCGAATTTATGCGACAGATGGTTGATCGGCAAAGGGGTGAAGTTTCCGAAACGACTGATTTTGCGGACAAGGCAGAACTATGTGGAGATAATTGGTTCAATGTATTTTTGTGGGATGCTTCAATTCCATCGGAGGGATAATGTATATCAAAAATATAGAAAATTTTGGTAAAGATAAATTATTCTCTTGTAAAAAACAATTAGCGATATGGCTTCAAGAGAAGCATAAAATCCCATTACTTGCCAAAGATGGAAACGTATATTATTTCGCAAAGACAGATGCATTGGCTGAGGCATTGAAAAAATTACCTTTGCCCATGAAGTTATTTATGAAATAACATCTCCATAACAACATTGTTTCTTGGCCTGATACTAATACGTTGACGCTAAGAGCATACAAACAATGTTGTACAAATAGGGTGAGTTCGTCCACAGTTCTCACCCTATATTTGAAATTATAAAATTATTTTTAGAGAGCAAAATATTTGCCTCTCTGGAAGGGAGGTAAATGGAAAAAATTGTATTTGCGGTAGAAAATATTGAGGTCATTCAAGACCCCATAAAACAATTTAGCAAAATAAAGTTAAAGATCGCAAGAGCGGGAGATAACTTACATCACTTACCCATAGCAGATAATGCCTTGGATATGGCTGCTCCTACGCTTTTGAAAAAGCCAATATTGTGCCATATTATCAAAAATGGTACGGCTATGGGCGGGCATGAAGCCGGAGAGCAAGTTGTCGGATTTTTAGATGAACAATTTTTCGAAGAAATAGATGGAGTAAAATGGCAATGTGCCAATGCTCTATTATGGAAGATTTACTTTCCCGACATAATCTCTATCTTTTCTAGTGCTAAAGATAATAGTGTTTCTGTTTCGATGGAGATCAACGTTTTAGAGGTATCCCAGAATGAGAAAAATGAAACAGTTATTGAGAAATTCGAATATACGGCCACGACTCTAATCGGAGTTCAACCCGCAATTCCGGAAGCATCCGCAACAATGGTGGAATTTTCGAAAGCGGTTGAGGAATATGAAGAAAATAAGAAGTTATTTGGATCACAATTAACTCATTTTCCGAAGAAGGGGATGAACCTTCCTGTGCATTTAAAGAGTTCTCAATATACCGAATTTGACTTTGATTATGCGACTGCTCTAAAAGAAGAATATCCAAGTGTCTGGAGTAAGGGTGGCAATTTAAAGGATAATTTTGCAATGTGGAGCAAAGCACATTCCGAAGACAATGCTCCTACTACGTTGGATTGGATTAGAGAACGTGAGCAATGGTCGAAGCGCCATAACAGGGATAAGTCGCCGGCTGGAGTTGTTGCACAGGTAAAGTGGGGAATGGTATCTGATTATGGAATAGAATCGATGAAATCTACTCTTGAAAAAGAGAAGGAAAATCATGATGCTAAAAATAAGGCATATTTTGCAGGAGGTGAAACAATGGCCGATGGAAAAACTTTAAAAGTAGACAAATCAAAAGATAAAGTTTCATCTACTCCATGGGGCGAGGTAGACAAGACTGCATTGGAACATAAAGTAACAGAAGCCTCCAGCGCAGGTAGCCTCGTTCATGATGTTTATTTATTGGTAGAAGATGGCTGGAAAGATGCTCCAAGTGAGCATTTAAAATATCCTGTCATGCAATTAGTTGGTGATACATTCGTTTATAACAAGGGTGGATTGTCTGCCGCATTGGGGAGAGCAAAAGCCCAAAACGAATCGGAAGTTGTAAGTAAGGTTGAGGGACTGTATAAGAAACTTGGCCTTGGTGATGAAAGTAATTCTAATAAGGAGGTTAAACAAAAAATGGCTGATGAAGAAGAAGTAAAACCGAAAGAAGAAATGGCCGCTCCGCCTGAGGATAAAAAGGCAGAGGCAGATAAAGAAGAAAAAGAAACACCTAAGGAAGAGAAAGATGAACCTAAAGCGGAACAGGATAAGGAAAAGAAAGAGGGGACTGAAAAACCCGTTAAAAAGGCTAAGATGAGTGAATTTTGTGATCTCGAAAAGATGTCTAAATTCATGGTCGAATCCGAGTTTGCGAAGGAATTCGCTGCGGAAGCTGACAAAGAGGACGATGTCGATTTCGGTATGGTGGTCAAGGCGTGCTATGCTGCTATGTGCAAGATGAGCGATAAATTTGACAAATCCGAAGAGGATAAAAATGCTTATATGGCAAAGATGCAGGAGTATGAGGCTCGTTTTGCCGAACTGGAAAAACAGAAATTCTCTATTGAAGTAGAGTCGCAGTTGCAAGAAGTTTCAGATGTTCTTTCTAAAGAAGAAATTGAATCTTGCCGTGAAGATGCCGCTAATTTCAAGTTTGCTGAAATCGATGGGTGGAAAAATAAGGTTAAGGCTCTAGGGTTTACCAAAACCAAAGGCAAGAAACCCGTTGACAGCGTTGTAAAGTATGCTCTAGCGTGGGATGTTCCCAATCCTAAAAGCGGCGTTGATACTCGCTGGGATGCTTAAGGAGGATATGATATGACACATGCTATTATGCGTGCAGATAGAATTCAAGCCACCGATATAGACGCCATTAATCGGGCCGGAGTTGCATCGGTAGACTTTGATAATGGTTGGGTTGCCCAACTGCTAACCCAATCTTCAACTGCTGGGCAGAAGGAAGTTTGGACTGCTACTATTCCATCCGCAACTACCTGGTTTACAAAACCTTTGGATGGCTAAAAGTCCTGCCGTAGTTGAAATCGTTTCTGGAAGTAATACTTTCAAGGGTGTTGACGAGGATGTTCAACATTTTTACAGTATTGCTGGAGAATTTATTGATTTTGTAAGACTTGAAACCGGAGATTTGGTCACTCTTACAGATGATGCAATTACTGGTTCCAAGTCTTCCAACGGATATATTGTTGCTACGGCGAGTGATTATAAACTGAACTGGGCGGCATCTCCTGTTTCCGGATTAAGTCTTGCTTATTTGGCTACCAAAAATATTACCAAACCAGCAGGAACAATTGGAGATACCCAATCCGTTACAGCATATGAATTTCAAGTTACTGCTATTGCGTAAAAAAATTTAAAGGAGGAAAAATATAATGAGTCACGGTGTAATTGTTGCTAATAAAATTCGTGCTACTGATGTAGATGCTCTTAACAGAGTTTGTGTGTCAGCCGACGATATTGACAATGGTTTTGTTTTTGAATTGCTTACTCGTTCTGCTACAAGCGGAGAGAGTGAAGTTTGGGTTGCTACAAAATCGGGTGGAACTCTGACTAATATTTGGATGGCTAAGAGTGCTGGCCTTGTTTCAACTGTTTCTGGAAGCAATGAATTTCTTGGTCTGGATTCAGACATTCGAAATTTTTATAAAGTTGCCGGGAAAATGGTGGACTGCTTTAAACCCCAGCTTGGGGATGTAATTACGCTTTCCGCTGATGCTCTTGGAGCTGGTTCTGGTGCTGCTTCCGCCTATGCGGTTGTAACTTCCGGTACTTATAAACTTACTTGGTCTGGTTCGGCTGTTTCTGGTTTAACCCTGAAATATTTGGCTACTGTTTATAATAGCATTCCTACCGGAACCATTAGTGACACCCAACAGGTTGTTGCCTATAAGTTTACCGTTTCGGCCATTGCTTAATGTTTAACCGCATTTATTTTGAAAATTATTTTGAGTTAAATTTAGAAGGAGGAAAATAAATATTATGACTATTAAAGTTCCGAGTACCATCCTTTCTTTCGCAAAAGATACAAATCCTTATACAATGTTTGTTGAATATTACAGACATTGGCAAGAAGTGAGTGACGCCAAAGTTAAACGTGAATATCCTCGCGTGGATTCTAAAGGCAATATTATCAGTTTCTCTCAGCGTGAAGATGTTATGAACAAAGTTCTCTTGGCGGAAGTTGAACGCATTTCGCAGGTTCATTATGATCCCGCCATTGATTTGCGCCAATGGGCTATGCATCCCAATGTAAAATGGGCTGCCGGGGCCATTATTTCCGCATTGGTGGACATGGTTCTTCCGGATTCTCTCATTGATAGTATTGGTTTGTACAGCGACGTGATTAATGGTTCTTACGGCCAGAGTTTTAAATTTGACATTAAGGCCAGAGATTTGTTCGTAGTCTCCAAGTCAGGCCACTCGCAGAAAAGCACAGAGGTACATCGCCAGTTTGCTACTACTGTGACCGCTGTTCCTGAACCTCATCAGATCACTGTTGGTGTTGACCTTTATCGCGTATTAGCGGGAATTGATTCTTTAGCGGAATTAACTTCCAAGGCAATTATGTCGATTGAAGCATCGATGGCCGCGGATGCGTACAACGTATTTGCTACTGCCATGGGCAATCTGTCTGTGGTTGGTGCTGCAACATATTCGTATATGAAAGTTGTTGGGTATACACAAGATAGTATGATTTCTTTGGCCCAACGCGTACAGGCATGGAATGGTGGAGCTAAGCCCGTTCTTGCTGGTACTGCTCGCGCTCTTCGCTATATTCTTCCGGATGATGGCAACTACAGATATGATCTGGAAAGCGATTATTTTAAGGTTGGATATGTCCGTACGGCAAGTGGGTTCGATACTTTTGTGTTGGATCAGTTCGCTGATTGGAGCACTCCGTTCTCCGTTTTGTTGAATGATTCAAACGTTTATGTTCTTTCTCCTAGCGGTCAATAAACTTACTGAAGGTTTGTATTGAAGGGTCAACTCTCTCTAATATTACGGCCCCGTTTGATAATTCTGATTTGAGTCAAACCGCTACGTTCATTAAGAATTGGAAAGACCATTGTGGCGACCAACGCTTTGGGCGGCCTCATCACGGTTTCCTAATCTAATTTTCTTATTAAAAAGGGGTAGATATTTCTACCCCTAAAATATATTGTAAAGAAAGGATAATAATTTAATGTCACCAAAAAAAGTTGCTCCTACCGTTTTAGATGAAAAAGAATCATTGGAGGTAGTAGCCAAGCCAGTAAAGGATATAAAAGTTGAAAAGGAAAAAGCCAAAATAATGGAACAAAGCATTGTTGACGATGATTATGATGAAGATGAAATTGAAATTAGTCCTCAAAAATATATTAAAGTTATTAGTCTTACTCCTGGTCAATTAAATTTATCCACTCTTCCTGGTGGTAAAGGAAAAACTGTTAGTTTTGAATCATTTGGTCAACAAAAAAGAATTTTATATTCTACCCTTGTTGACATTATGGATACTTCACCAGGTTTTCTGGAAAGAGGAAATTATTATATAGCCGATAAACGCGTAATTCGCAAACACGGTCTTGATGAAGTATACGATAAACTTCTTACAAAAGAGGTAATTGATAATATTTTATCAAAATCAATGTCTGATGAAGATACCGCCATTCTATATAAAAGCGCCAATAAGACGCAACAGGCTACCATCATTGATCTTATTGTTCATAAATTAATGAGTGGGACAGAAGTTGATATGAATATGGTTAGTAATATTTCCAAGATTTCTGGAATAGATATTATGGCAAGAATTAAGGACGAACAGTTTTATACTAAGAAACCAGAGGCATAAATTATTACCCCTTGACAAAATAATGATAATATGGTAAACTAAAATGATGGATTACGATAGTCCGTACAACTATCGGACAGGAATACAGTTCTCCCAACTATTCTTTCCATCAAAATTTTATTCGGGAGAAATATAGGAAAGGGAGATAAAATGATAAGTGGAATTTATGTAATTGAAAATATTTTTAATGGACATAAATATGTGGGACTAGGAGAAGATGTCGAAGAAAGAATGTGGCATTACCATACAGGATGTCATGCTCTTTTGGGAGCAATAAAAAAATATGGAAAAGATTCTTTTATAAGATACATCATAAAATATTGCGACATTGATGAATTAGATTATTGGGAAAGATATTATATAAAAGAATTACATTCTCATGTTTCCGAAGGAGGATATAATATTTCTTGGGGCGGAGACACCCCGATGAGGGGAAGACGTCATTCTGATGAAACCAAAGACCAGATAAGGCGATCTACATCTGGGGATAAAAATCATTTTTTCGGGCAGCATCATTCGGACGAATCAAGATATTTAATAAGCAAAAATCACGCCAATGTAAGCGGGGAAAATAATCCTCATTTTGGAGAACATCCATCTGATGAGACAAGGGCATTAATAAGCAAAAACCATGTTCCCACCTAACTAATCCCCAAACAATTTAGTAACACAATCAACCGAAAGGAGGAAACACGGCTCCTTCTGTTTGCATTTAACAGAACAACGCCACAACAATATGGCTACCACGTATGAAGATATAAATGACGCCTTTATGCTTAAGGAAAATGATTATCGCTTAATCGCTCTTTATCAATCAGATGTTGCCAATTCAACCAGTGACCTTGATACTTTGCTATATGGCTGGATGATGGATGGGATTGTGGACTTTCAAGATATTTGTACCCAAGACCTGTCTGACAGAAATGAAACAACTAAAACATTCAATTTTGTCATGACTCCAGAAAATATCAATATGCTGGCAAAACATATGGTTAGATACTGGTTGGAAAAAGAGGTTTCGGACATTCTACAAATGCGGAATAAAATCCAAACTGATTTCAAAACCTACAGCGAAGCACAATCGTTAGCAACTAAAAAAGCATATTTGATTGAAGTAATAGAACGATTGGATCAAGACATGACAAAATATGGTTATAAATATTTTGATTGGCAACAGGCAATAACTAACGGATTCTCAACATTAATGACATAGAGGAGGTGAATAGTGGCATACAAATATTTACCAATTCTATCGGTTATGTATCCGAGTCCAACAGTTACAATTAACCAAGATATCATAGCAGGAATTAATGATGGTTTTTACGAAGGTTATGACTGGTACACTGTTCAGGAAGAAACAACTCGTGGAACAGGCGTGTGTGATAAAAATGTCGATGTTAGAATAAACCATACTGTTAGTTCAATGCTTGGACAAACTAAAGGTGATGATTTCAAGAAGTTATCTTTTAATGGTTATCATGAACTAAATATGGGGAATATTTTTTATTTCTCGGATAACTATTGGACAATTGTAAATCTTGAAGCCATAAAAAGTCCAACATCGGTTTGCACAGTTCGTCGTTGCAACAATGTACTTAAGTGGTTAGACGATGATGGCGGAATACAAGAGTGGGTTTGCTGTATTGACTACGAAATTGCAAGAGCAATGGATGCTTCTTCTAGTTCCGGATTAACTGTACTTAAGGGAATGATTAAGGTATTTTTACAATTAAATTCTGAAACTTCAAAGATTCAAGCCAATCAGCGATTCCTATTCGGTAATCAAAATAATTTTGTAGCATATAGAATTACGGGAGGAGGATTAAATAACTATTCAAACATTAATACCACGGATAATGAATCCTATGGTCTTCTTACGTTAGTTATGGAAGCTACCGAAAAAGATTTAGATAATGATGATCTTGTCAATGGTATTGCTAATGCTAATAAATATACCTATGCCATTACCATAAATCCATCCTCGTTCTCTGGTATCGCTACAAATACGATTACCCTCGTCCCAACAGTTAAACTAAATGGTGAAGTAGTAACTAGAACAGTAACCTGGACAAGTGATACTCCAACTAAAGCAACTGTCAATGCTACCACAGGTGTAGTGACTCTGATTGCTACGGGAACCGCAACTATTCGATGTGCTCTCGCTAATAATACCTCTGTTTACGCAGACACGGTTATTACTATTGCATCAAGTGCTCCTTCCAATACTTATTCTATTCGGATATCTCCAACTACGAATAATATTCTATTAGGAGCCAATCAAACCTATACCGCCAATCTATACACGAATGGAATACTCGATACTGATACCTTTACCTTTACAGTAGATACTACCAATGCTGCTCCAACTTCAAGTTATGACTTTACGGTACTTGATGGTACTCGTTTCAACGTAGAAAATATTGCCATGTCCATCGGTAAACCATTGGTTATCAAGGCTATTTCGGTAACTCATCCGACTGTAACGCAGTTAATAACAATTCTGCTTAAGGGGGCTTACTAATGAGCGAATTTGATAATATCGGAAATACAGCCTATAATCAATACAAAGGTTTGCCATTATTGGCATATACTTGCATCAAAAAACTTTTATCGGATAACGAAACTATCTTCAAATTGCTTTACTATAATGATCCGGATGCCTGGAATAAATCTAATCTAAGCGCCATAGAAAAATCAGGACTCATTTTTCAAGGCCAAGAAAAAATGGAGGAATATCATATCTTCATGGATTCTGGTCAATCTGATGCATGGACAGCCGAATCAACGGTTCTGTGTATTTATCCCATGGACATTGATCCTTTGAATAGAACTATTGGTGTAGTCACCATGGCATTCGAAGTATACAGCCACTATAAGATAAATCATCTTAGCAACTATACCACCCGCATTGATACCATCATTCAACAACTAATCTACGAATTCAACGGTTTTAACCTTGGAGAAGTGGGTCGATTGGAGTTCGATAATCGGATGGGTGGATTGGTGCAAAAGATGACTTCAAAAGGTGTAACTCCCTACAAGGGTAAATATATATTGATGAGCACCAAATCTGCTGTAGGAATTCAAGGAACAGGAGTGTAGATAAATGCCAAATTATGACAGACTATTCACACTTGATGAGCCTGTCCCTTACAAAAACATAAAACTATTTCCGGTCAAAGTAAGAGATCATGACACTTTTTATCGGTCTATCTCTTGTTTGACTTTAGAGAAAAAAAGTATTCCAGACATCAAGATATTAAAAATGTCATACTTGGAATATTTATATCATCTACACATAGAGAATAAAGAAGTAGACTATTTGCTATTATTAGACTATTTACTGAAATTATGTATCAAAGATGATGATATGGGGGTAAATTATTATTTTGACGATATGAATAAGCCAGTGTTCGAAATAGGCAAAAAAGTTTTAGATACAGATGGCAATCCAGTATCGGATAAGCATGGTATAAAATTATCCGATAAAGAAATATTTAATTCCTCGGATTTCGAAGAAATTCAAAATATAATCTGTAATCAAAACTTAATAGATCGTCCGGATGAAACCATTCAAAAAGAAATCCGAGACAAGATGGATGAAGCAAGGATGATGAAGGCAAGAGATAGTGGCAATAAGCCCGCATCATTCGAAGATACTATTCTTTGTTTGGTTGCTTCGACCAGCATGAGTCTCAATGAAGTCTATGATTTGCCATTGCGTAAGTTTATCAAGTTATTGCAACGTGTGGACGCAAAGTTGCATTATGAGATATACATGGGTGCGGCAATGTCTGGAATGGTGGAATTCAAGGATAAGAAAATTTTACGACACTGGATGAGTGATCTTGAGAAAGAAAATAAAAACGATGATGTCTTATTGGGCTTTGATGAAATAAATAATAAAATTGCCACCAAGACATAATGTTTGAAATTAAAAAGGAGGTTCAAAGAATATATGAATAAATTTGTTGCAGGTGTTGCGGATGCCTATTTTTATGATGGCTCCGGAAATCTCGTATTTCAAGGAAAAACAGACCTTGACAATAGTGTAACAACCACTGTTGCTAAAACAGACATCAGAGGCGGCAAGGGTAATCAACTTTTGACTACCTACTACCATACAAGTGCCATGGAAGTAAAGGTGACGGATACCCAATGGAACTTGAACATGATTGCGGCCACAGTTGGTCAATCGGTGCAGACGAGTACAAATGTCTATACTGAGGAAACCGTTGCTGTAACGAATGGTGCTGGTTCTGTTCTCGGTACTCCTCTGACCAATCAGGGTGGTTTATTTGGTTGGGTGCAGTTGCCCGATACTGATAGTTCTGGTACAAAAATCACCACGACTAATGAAAAAGTAACTTTCTCAACCAAGGCATTTACTCTGGCTGTGAATAGCACTTATACCGGTAATGTTTGTGTTCGGTATTATGCTCTGAATTCTGCTGCTACATATTTGCAGATTCCGGCGAATATTATTCCTAGCACGGGTATTTTGATTCTGGAAGCCCAATTGATCACCGGTAGTGCATCGAGCACGAGTGTTATCGGTAAGGTACAGTTCAACTTCCCAGCATTCCAGTTGGATGGTGCTTTTGCCATCAGTATGACTGCGGCTGGTGTTTCTACCACCCCGGTTGCTGGTAATGCTCTGTCAAGTACTTCTCTTATGACGGGCGCTTGCTCGGACGTTCCGCTGTATTGCCAAGTTACCGAAGTTTTGAGTTCTATCCATTGGTATGATAATGTATATGCTCTGGCTATTTCGGGTGGAGATTTTGCTCTTACTGCCGCTGGTTCTCCTCATACGTTGGCTGTTTATGCATTAGCCCCTGGTACTGCTCCATTCTTACCCCCCGTTGCCGATCTGACATTCTCTTCGGACACAACCGCTAAGGCTACTATCGGTACAAATACTGGTGTAGTTACTTGGGTTGCTTCTGGTGGTAGTTCTCTACTGCATGTTCATGTTACAGCAAAGACTACGATTGAAGACTCTGCTACTGTGACTTGTAACTAAATATTTAATAGGGGGATAGAAATATCCCCCTATTATAAGGAATATAAATATGTCAAAAAAAACCACTGAAGAAGAAATGAAAGATGTGGAGCAGGTTACGGAGGAAGAATTTGAATACCCCAAACCTGAACCGAAAAAGAAGGCATATACTGTTGTTTTAGTTAGTCCAAAAAGAATAGTATATGAAGTATCAAAGAAGATAGGTTACTCAACCACTCCGGATATTTGGAACGGCAAACTAAAGGTGGGCGATACAATTTATTTGGAGGAATAATACCATGAATCTTGGATTATTCCTATTTTTAAATCCACTTCAATGGATAGTATTGCTCGCATCTTTGGCTGGCGCTAGTATCTGCGGATATTTATATTTTACCAATAGACTTCATCGTTTGAAAATGGGATTACTTTTCGCATATGGTATTTATGTAATTCTACGTTATGGATTAGTAGTATATTTTAGGCAAGACAGTCCCGTTATTTCTACTCAAGAAGCAGATGTTCTTAACCAATTGGCTCAAATTGCACAGGTATATATCGAAAGTGTAATTATCTATTTGGCTCTAGATGCCAGGCATCAATCTAAAATTCTAACTAAGAAATGGAGAAAATAATATGGTATTTATGTCTCCTCTCTTAGACGCAGGTATAACGCTTTCCACGGAAGTAAACCTTTGGAGTATTCTTCTTCCGGTAGTGGTAACGGCGTTGACTGCGGGTGCAATTACGCTAGGTACAAAATTTTTAGATAGAAATAAAAACAGCGCCGAAGAAAAAAAGTTATCGGCTGAGGAAAAGAAACTTCTAGCCGAAGCTGATAAAGCAAAAACAGAAAAAGACTCTTTGGAAAACGAAGAGTGGCGAAAGTTATACGCAGAAACAAAGTCTCAACACGCGGATTTGAAGAAACAATATGAAGACCTGAAAATACAATCTGATGAACAGATACAGAAATTGAAGAAAGAATCGGATGAGCAAATGGGATTTTTGAAGAAACAAATCTCCATTCATTCGGATACCCTTGAACTTCAAGGCGCTAATTTCGAAACGCAAGAACAGACTATCCAAGAACTAAAAGACGAGGTGCAAGCGGAAAAGACGGCCAGATTGAAATTGGAAGCCATTGTAAAAAAATTTCAGCAATGGGCGATAAGAAATAGGGCTGAATTAGAAGCCGCCAAGATAGAGCCGATTCCTGTTTTTGCTGATTATTAGGAGGGAAAATGGAAGATAATGAAAAAAATATTCCTTATCCCAATTTTGAAACGGATTTATGGGAAAAGTATTTTCGACACACTGTTGTTGGATTAAAAGAATATGTTGATATGCGATTTTCTGAATCTGAAAAAGCCAAGGACAACGCTTTACATAGTATAGAAATAGCTCGTAGAGAAGCGCAAACCGCTATGGAAAAACGATTGGAGTCCATGAATGAATTCCGCGATCAACTACGCGACCAAGCAACTCGATTTATTACCAGGGAAGAATATTTGACCGGGCATAAACCCATAGAAGAAAAACTAAGTGGCAAAGTAGGCGTAGAAGAATACAGAGCTTTTTTTAATCAGGTAATGGCAACACTTGAAGATTACAAGATAAACAAGGCTGTTTTGGCTACTAAAGCATCTGTGAATGTGGTTATTATTTCATGGATTTTCAATATTATTGTGTTAGCCGTCGCGATTGTTTCCATGGTTGTTCGTATTGCGGCAAAATAGTTTATCAACATAAAATAATATAAGGAGAATTTTGGATACAAAGATTGCTATTGCAATGCCACTTGTTGAAAGTATTAAGATGCAAGCGGTTATCTCAATGCTGGATATTGTTTCAAACGCAAAGCACCAGATTGATTTTATATTCGTAAAAGATACAATGGTGCATGTGGCGAGAACAAGCGCAGTATTAAAATCCAGAAGCATTGACGCAACCCATATTATGTTTCTGGATTCCGATATGTCCGTAGAAGGAAAAGTTATAGAGACATTGCTTTCTTACGATAAAGATATTGTCGGAGTAAATTATCACGCCAAACATCTTCCTTTGGAAAGCGTGCTAAAGTTTCAGGATGAGGATGGAAAAACTGTCCAAACAGTTGTTCCAAAAGGTCTTGGAAAATGCTATGCCGTTGGAACCGGATGCGTATTAATCCGTATGGATGTATTCGAGCGAATCGAAAAGCCATGGTTCTTTTATGAGGAAGATGAAGATAAGCCATCAATGACCGAAGATGTGTGGTTTTGTAGACAAGCCCACAGAAAAGGAATTGATGTTTGGTATACTACCGATATCGTTGCAAAACATATTGGGGAGTTTGAGTATTAAAGTATGCATAAATATCAAGTTTTATCAATACCACCATATATAGGGGATAAAATAAATTTATACCCCTATATATGGTGATAGTAAGAATATATTCTTATTAAATTCTAAAAAGGATGAATGATAAATGGAAAAAATTGTAGTAAATTTTTCTAAACAAGAGAAAAGTACGTTTGATTTTGATGGACAGACTATTGAAGTTGCACCGTATATCCCCGGATCATTGGGGGGCTTCCTCATCGACCAGTATGTTAAAGAGTATTTCTATTCGGCAACAGATCAAAAGATATTGCCAGATTTACTTCGGAACTATCTGGGAGCACAGTTACATTTAAAATTAACAATTTTAGATCGGCTAACAAATATACAAATTTCCAACGAGAATGATCCGAATTATACGGACTTTATTTGTGTCGCATTGTGGGATTCGGTTGTACAAGAGATTAAGAACTATTGGGAATTTTCGGAAAGCCTGTCTTGTGTGGTAGATGAAATTAAGGAAGAAATTAAAATTGAAAAATCGGTTGGTGGAGTTATCGGAGGAGTAGCGAGTAAGATTAATGAATTACTCGAAAAGTTGAACTCGATCTCGCCTGAAGAAATGAAGGGGATGGCTGAAACTGCATCAAAGACATTGAAAGAACTGGAAACAAGCAAAGCCGCATCATTGTTCGTTGAGGCGGGGAAGAATAAAGCAAGTAAGGTTCAATAATGGACAATCTCGGAAAATTGGTTACAGTTCTTCGTGATAGATGTCCTGAGTGTGGGAGCCGGTTACAGGTCAGGCAAGAAGAAAACCAATATGTTGGTACAAGAGTATTTAGCATAGAAAAGATTGTCTGTCAAACATGCGGATATATTTTGCCGATTAAGCCACAAAAGAGACGCCCAAAAAGAAATATTGACACTCCCTGGCCTGATGAAATGTAATAGGAGGTGCAATGGATATAACTAATGATGCTATGTTAACCCAAGTAATAAATTCCATTGCATTAATTGCCATCACAAATGTTTCCAATAAAATACTGAACCTCTTGCAAAATAAAATTCTAGAAGAAACATATGGTTCTCACGGGCCAAATAAATATTATCTCGGAGGAACAGGCCAGCCATCAAAAGAATTTTTAAATGCCTGGAAATGGAATCCGGTTGTAAATACTGTCAATTCTATAACAAAGGAACTTCTATATGATTTTTTAAGTATGCGATGGTTTGGGGAAATGTATGAACACGGTAGTCCATTGGAAGATCGCAGAGAGGAGTTAGCAGAAGACCTCAATGTTTTAGGGATAGACTTGAACAATGACTGGGGTGGTGCATATCGTCGCCCCTACTGGAACGATTTCTTGTTTGAACTATTTCAAGAAGATCAAATTTCAAAATGGTTCGATGACGAACTATTTCAACTCGGTTTCGACCGTGTATAATTTTAAAAAGGAGAAAAATAAAAATGAATTTGAATCAGTTTCTAGTATGGCTCATTGGTGGAGGTTGTGTAGCCGCCGCCAATTGGGTGCTTGGACAGTTTGCTTGGTATGCAACTATGGCTCAAAAGGCTAAAAATTGGTTGTTCTTCGGACTGTCTGTTGTATTTGGTGGTGGAGCATATGCAGTATCTCAATATGTTCCTTCCGCGACGCTTGTTTCTCTTGAGCCTTATTTCCTAATCGCTGTTTTTGCGTTTTCTTACATATTTATTAACAGTCTTAGTACCAAGATTAATGATATTCAGAAAACTTTGAAAACTACTTTAGCTAAACTTAACGCTAAATAAACATTGTTTATTTATACAAATAATAGGATTCTCGCTTGGCTCACAGCCTCGCGAGAGTCCTGTTTGTTCTTACTATAAAAGAAAGGATGAGATGCTATACACATATGGTTTAGATTTATCTCTCAGTAATTCAGGAATTGCTATATTTTCCGATGACGCTCAACTTATTCATCTAACAAGCGTAGATACAAAATCCTTGAAAGAGCACAAGGAAAAGCTACAACTAATCGGAAAAGAATTACTAAAATTAAAAGAAGAATATCCCCCAAAATTACTTGTCATAGAAAGAGGATTTATGAGATTTGCCGCATCTACTGAGGCAGTATTTAAGGTGGTTGGTGTGGTTCAATATCTTTTTTCGGATATCGAACAACTTTTCTATTCTCCCATGACAGTTAAAAAATGGGTGGCGGGAAAAGGTAATGTTAAAAAAGATGAGATTTATCGGGTAGTTAGTAAAATGTATCCAGATATTCAAATAGAGGATTTTGATCAGAGCGACGCGGTAAGCGTCTGCGTCTGCCACTTTAAAAAGACAGGAGTAATGTAAATGGCAAAAAGAGGCCCAAAACCAAAAGAAAAAAGAAGTGGAATATATTGTATTGAAAATATTTGTAATGGAAAGAAATATATTGGGAAAGATAAAAATATTTATAAAAATACTAGATGGTATGGACATCGTTCTGGATTAAGAAGAAATGTTCACAAAAATTCTCATCTTCAAAATGCTTGGAATCTTTATGGGGAAATTAATTTTGTGTATTCTGTATTGGAATATTGCTCAACCAATGATCTTTCAAAAAGAGAAATATATTATATAAAAGAATATGACACAACAAATCCAGATGTTGGATATAATTTGACAAAAGGAGGAGATGGAAACAACGGATGGGGTTCCGTCTGAGCTAACCAAATCTAGAATATCCGAATCTCACATGGGAGAAAAAAATCCAAATTGGGGAAAGACTTTGAATGAGAAACAAAGAAAGGCTATTACTAGGTACGGGGAAGACAATTATAATTTCGGAAGACATTGGTCTGATGAAATGAAACAATATTTTAGCGAATGTAATAGTGGGCCGAATAGCCCTCGTTTTGCCAAGAAAAACGAGAATAGAACATCAAAATTCTATGGAGTAATTATATATCATAGTAAGCAAATAAAAAATGGTATATTATATGAATATGCATATTGGAAACCCCAACTTAGAGTAAAAGGGGAGACGATTAGACCATCGGGATATTTCAAAACAGAAGAAGAGGCTGCTAGAATATATGATAAATATGTTGTTGAGCACAATCTTCCTAATCCTTTAAATTTTCCAGAAGAATATGTAAATGGAGTATACAATGGCTAGACATACTTTTCGCAAGGTTATCGTTACACCAGAATTACTAGAACAAATCAATCCAAAAAACAAAAAACTTATTGAACAATTTTTGCGTGAAAAAGACACTCGTTCTTCGGATACGACCGTTGAAGGATATACCAGTGATTTGAATATTTTCTTTACTTGGAATACACTTTTTAATGAGAATAAGTTTTTCGTAGATATTACTAAACTAGAATTTTCAGACTACTTTTACTATTGCACTAAAACTCAGTACTCTGCGTTGATACCACTGCT